GTGGAGGAGCGGGGTGGGCGTGTCCGGGTGTACTCCGTCCCTATAAACATCACCTAAGTGTTGTCCACCGGCGCCCCGCCCGTTACAGTACCGGGCACACCCTACCGGAGCCGCCAGTGCCACAAGACACCCACCACCCCGCTTACGCCCTGTTCCTGCCCAAGTGGAGGCGGTGCCGTGACGCCGTGGGTGGGGAGGATGCGGTGAAGGGCGCCGGCCCCGAGTACCTGCACCCCCTTGAAGGCCACATCGGCCAATCTAATCAGGGGCTCCCCAGCGACTACGAGGCGTACAAACGCCGTGCCAGTTTCTACGAGGCCTCGGGCCGCACCGTGGATGCGCTGCGGGGGATGGTCCTACGCAAACCACCCCAAGTGACCGCCAGCAAGCTGGCGGCGGAGGTGGTCCCCACAATCACCGTAGACGGGGACGACCTGTCCGGCCTGTCCGGGCGGGTGCTCCAGGAGCAACTCACCACGAGCCGTCTCGGCCTGTTGGTGGACACGGCCGGGGAAGCCGATGGGGATGGCCGGGCGTGGCCCTACGTCGCCGTCTACAACGCCGAAGCGATTATCAACTGGAAGTACGAGACGGTGAACGGGCGGCGGCAGTTGACGTTTGTGATGCTGGTAGAGCACCAACAGGCCGAGGGGGAGGACCAGTACGACACCACCGAGGTGCTGCGGTACCGGGAACTCCGCCTTGTGCGGATGGAGGACCGGGACGAACGGGTGTACGAGGTGAAGGTGTGGGAGAAGCGGGAGCGCAAGCAGGGTGGGGAAACGATTATTGTCTGGGAGCAGATCGGCGGGACCATCCACCCCACCATGGCGGGGGGCAAGAACTGGACAGAAATACCGTTCACCTTCTGCACCTCTCAGGACGCCACCGACCAGATCGTGGACCCGGTACTGCTGGGCTTGGTCAACATGAACCTGTCCCATTACCGCAACTCCGCCGACCTGGAGCACGGCCTACACTTCACCGCCCTGCCGGTGGCGTGGGCCGCTGGATTCGATACCAAGAAGACCCTGCGGATTGGGAGTCAGGTGGCGTGGATCAGTGACGAGCCCCAAGCCCGCGTCGGGTATCTGGAATTCAGTGGGGCGGGGTTGGGAGAGATCCGGTCCACCATGGAACACAAGGAGCGGCAGATGGCCGTGCTGGGGTCGCGGCTGCTGGAACAACAGAAGCGGGAGGCGGAGACCGCCGAGGCCCAGAAGATTAAGAGTGGGGGAGACACCGCCACCCTCGAGAACGTGGTGAAGGCCGCCGCCCATGCCCTGACCGTGTGCCTCCGGTGGGCGGAGCAGTGGCTGACCGGGGAGGTGAAGGAGGGTACCGGCGTGGAGCTGAACGCAGACTTCCTGCCCGAGGGCATCCCCACCGACCGGATCATGGCCCTGTTCCAAGCCTACCAAGCCGGCGCCATGTCGTACCCTGTCCTGTACCACAACCTTGAGCGTGGGGAACTGTACCCCGAGGGGTGGACGCTTGAGGAAGAGTTGGACCACCTCGCGGCCGGGGGCCCCATCACCACGCCCCCGGCCAAGGAAGAGGACGACGAGGACCTAGACGAAGAAGTGGACGAGGACGAAGAAGTGGACGAGGAGTAAGCCTCCGTGCCTGACAGTATCAACAACCAGCTCGCAGACCGCGTTGTTTCCCACCGCGTCGACCTACTCCGTACCGCCGAGGGGGTACGGGGCGGGGTCTTGTCACTGCTGAATGGCCTTGAGATGGAATTGGTGGGCGAACTGGAGGGGGCTGACCCCACCCAACCCCGCCGCACGGCCTTTCAGGTGAAGCGGATGGAGGCCCTGTTGTCCCAGACCCGGAAGACTGTGCGCAGCACCTACGGGAAAATCAACCGCAACACCGAGGGCGAGTTGCTTGAACTGGCGGAGGTGGAGTCCAAGGCCATCAGCACTATGTTTGAGGACGTGTTTGAACGGAACGTCCTGTCGGTGGCCCTGACCCGCAAGGAACTGGAAACCCTTGCTACCAAGTCACTCATCCAAGGCAGCCCCGCCGCGGATTGGTGGGCCAAGCAGGCCACCGACACGCAAGGACGGTTTGAGCGGCAGATGCGGATGGGGGTGGCCCGCGGGGAGCCCATGGACCAGCTCGTGGCCCGTGTGCGGGGCCGGCGCACGGGTGGGCGGCAGGTGGTGCAGCTGCCGGACGGCCGGTCCCGGATCGTCCCCCAGTACACCGGGGGGATCATGGACACGTCGCGGCGGGACGCCACCTCCCTCGTCCGTACCGCAGTCCAAACCAACGCCAATAACGTCCACCAAGAAACGTACCAAGCAAACAAGGATATCTTGAAGGGGCAGCGGGCCTTGGTCACCTTGGACACCCGGACCAGTGATATCTGTATGGCCCGCAGCGGGGCCATCTGGAACATGGACGGTGAGCCGTTAGAGGAGAGCCCAGTACAGGAACCGTTTCCCGGCCCGCCCCCGTGGCACTTCCAATGCCGGTCCGTCCTGTCACCGGTCACCAAGAGCTGGAAGGAACTGATTGAAGAACGCGGCGGCAAGACCAACGCCCCGGACCTCAAGGAAGGCACCCGCGCCAGCATGGACGGGCAAGTCCCGGACAACCTGAATTACGAGGGGTGGTTAAAGAAGCAGTCCAAGGCCCGGCAGCTGGAGGTGCTGGGGCCGGCCAAGTACAAGCTATGGAAAGAGGGGAAGCTCACCCTGCCCCAACTGATTGATCCCCAAGGCCGGCCCCTGACCGTGGCGGAACTGAAGCGGCGGGCAGAGACCCCCAAGCCCAAGAAGAAGACCAAGAAGTCTACACCCGTGGAACCCACACCACCACCCACACCACCACCCACACCACCACCCAAGCCAACTAGACTATCACCCAAGGAAATCCGTGAGCGGGTTATTGAAGGCCGGACTGAGTATGAAAAGCCACTCCAAGACCTCGACGACAAGATCACCGAGACGTTCGGTTCTTCGGCGCCGGAGGCGTTGGCCAAGCGGAAGTCGTTACGGGAGCTGAGGGACAAGATGAGGGCAGAGCGGGATGCGGGCGGGTTGGGAGATATGCTCAAGCCGGAGAACCCGGTGGAGGTGAACTTGTGGGCCAAGACCGATACCCCGATCAAGAACACCGAGGACGGGATTGCTTGGCTGAAACAGCACATGGAGGCTCCGCCTATTAGGGGGAAGACCCCCACGGTCCCCGTGACACTCGTCCGCCTCCCCAAAGGGGAGCGGGCCCACGCCACCCCTTGGTCTAACGAAGTACACCTAACGACTAACAACTCGGTCGGGTTAAACATCCACGAGATCGTCCACGTGCTGGAGTACCGGTCGGACCGGTTGGGGGACGCGGGGCTGGCGTTTCTAAAGAAGCGGGAGCAGCTGGACCCACGGGGCCGACGCAAACTCAACACCATCACCAAGTCCAAGGGTTACGAGGCCTCCGAGGTCGCCACGGAGGATGACTTCCTTGATCCGTATATGGGGAAGTGGTACGGACCTGATTCTCGTAACACCGAGGTCTTGACGATGGGCATCCAGATGATGTACGAAGACCCGTACCGGCTGGCTACCGGGGACCCAGATATGTTCGACTTTATTATCCGCATCCTCCAAGGGGTTTACTAATGCCCGACAACTCCGCCAGCGTCGTCCTGTTGGGGCGCAAGAAGAAAGAACGGTACCGGGCCACCATCAAGGGCACGGAGGTTGTGGTGGCGGACGCGCCTAAACTGGTGCGGGAGGATGTGGAACGCACCTTGACCTACATCCTCAGTGAGACCAACGAGGTCGCGGTGGGGCAGATTGAAGTCCACCTCGCCGACCGCCTTGTCGAACTGTACGGAGGCCGAGTGCTGCGCTACGCCCGTGTCCAATTCAAGGAGGGGGTTGTCTACTAGACCCCCTACCACTACACTTCCACAAACTACCAACCCCCACCCCTACAGGAGTCCCCGCTATGAAGTTCTTTGTTAAGTCGTTGGATGAGGTCGAAGAAGCCCTGCACGCCCACTACGAAAAGACGGACGGCGGGTACCGGCTGAAGATTGATGGTGAAATCCCCGGCATGGTCCCCAAGTCCAAGCTCGACGAGTTCCGGGACAATAACATCACCCTGAAGCAACAGCAGGAACAACTACAGGCCAAGCTCAAGGGCCTCGAGGGGATTGACCCGGCCGAGTACAAGCGGTTGCTAGAGCAGTCGACGAAGATCAAGGAGAAGCAACTCATCGACGCCGGCAAGGTGGATGAGTTGGTGGAGCTGCGGGTCCAGAACATGAAGTCGGAGTACGACCAGCAGATTGAGGCCCTGACGGGCACCCGGGACACCTTGCAGTCCAAGCAAAGCACCCTGTTGGAAGAGCTAAAGAAGCTGAAGATTGACACCGCCGTCCAGACCGCCATCGCCGAGGTGGCCGTGCCCCGCAAAGGCGCCCACCAAGACATCCTGAACCGCGCCCGCATGGACTGGACCTTGGACGACGACGGCGCCGCCAAGCTCACCCACCAGAAGATCAGTGCTACCGGCGATAAGATCGCCACGATGACCGATTGGGCCAAGGACCTTGTCCACCAAGCCGGCTACCTGTTCGGCGAGCAGAAGGGTGGGGGCGCAACCGGTGGCGGTGGTGGGGACGACAAGGGGAAGCGGACCGTGTCCAATGACCCGGTCGAGTTCGGCGCCAACTTGGAAGACATCGCCAGCGGCAAGGCCACGGTGAAGTCCGGCGGCTGACCCCGTGGTATAGTGTGGCCTTCTCCATGACGGAGAATCCTTTGTGATGGGGCGGGTGCTATGGTGGCGCCCGCCCCTATTTTATGGATAGCGTATGTGGTGGACCCACAACCCCCGACGGAACAAGTGGAGCCGGTCGCCCGCCGCAGAGGCCGCCCGGTGCTGTTTGGCTGGGTGGGAGGTACGGTTGGGGGACGCCCACTCGCCCGCCACCCCACCACCCAAGAAAACCCGCATCTACTCCGAGGTTAAGATTGCGGCCCCTACGGCGGGCAGGCTAACCACCCCCACAACCCCCCACCAAGGGTAACCCCCACTGTCGACCCACCTTTATCCGGGACCGCGGCCCCTCCGGACGGGGACTGTGCCGGTGGTGCCATTGCGAGGTCCCCAAGGGGAAGGTCAGCTGGTGTGGGCCGGGGTGTGTGGATCATTACTTGTCGGTATCGGATTGGAGTTACTGCCGGGGGCGGGTCCGTAAACGGGATCAGGGGGTGTGTGCGTTGTGCCTGTGCCCTACCCGCGACGCCCGGATGCGGTGGAGGCGGATTGCCAAGCACCTTGCCCGCGAGCAGGTCCGGACCGGGTACCGGTGCAGCGTCCGGGCGGCGATGCACGAGCTGGGGTGGGGGAGCACCTTGTGGGTGTCGTGGTGGCAGGCGGACCACATCCGGCCCCGCTACCGGGGCGGGGGGCACGAGCTTCCCAACCTGCGGACCCTGTGCTTGCCCTGCCACAAGCGGGTCTCCCGGATGCAGGCCCGCCGGCGGGCGGCAACAAGATCGAACCGTGGTGGAGCGGTATAGTAAACGACCACAACCCCACAAAGGAACCCACCATGCCCCGCCTCCGCCTTAGCGAAAACAAAGCCCTGCCGCAGATCACCCGCGTGACCAGTACCAAGGCCATCCGGCTGAAGTGCTTGGACTGTACGGGCAACCAACCCAAGGAAGTCCGCCTGTGCCCCATCGTGGATTGTCCCTTGTGGTCTTTTCGGATGGGCAAGCGGCCAAACAACCCTGTCACCCTACAGGCCAACGATGAAGCGTTGGCGGCCCGGAATAAAACATGTCCAAGATGAGTACCACCACCCTGATCCTTGAGTGCCTTATCCAACTAGAGGCCGAGGGGGCGAAGGGCATCCGTCCCCAGCACCTACAGCAGTCTTTGCTGGCCGTTCACGGTCGGCGGCGGGGGATGGTTACGGTAGAGAAGGGGGTTAAGGCGCTGGTGGAGCGGGGGATGGTGGAGAAGTACTCCGCGGGCAAGGGGCGCCGTCTTTACCTCCGCACCACCGGCACCACCGCCCGGTCCGCCCGGTCCGCCGGCGTTGACGAGTACGCCGAGCGGATGGAGGAGTTCCACCGGTGGTGTGGGAATAATGGGCTTAACTACCGCCGGACGATCCTGCGGGCTACCCGCCTCTACCGCCTCAAACATACGCAAAGGACCAAGCCATGTACCACCGACGATCCACCAAGTACACCGAACTGACCACCGACACCTTCAACGACATCAAGCCGACCGACGAGCTCGTCCGCCGTCACCACAAGAACGCCGTCGAGGGCAAGGAGGTTGACTCCCTCCGCGACATTTACAACGACGAGCTCATGCGCAGCCGTGGGATTGGAGCCCTTCAGCTGCACGTCCCCTACGCGGGGGCCAAGACCTTCCACCTGCGGATGAGTTTGCCCAAGGACACCGGACCAATCTTAATCCCCTTCAACCCCCTAATCCCCCGGACTCTTGCGGTGGCCCGCGGGGCCCTGCTTCACTCCGTCCTATGGTGCGCCTCCCCACACCCACCCACACCGGACCAGCTCCGTATCCTCCTGAGTTTCTACACCAAGCAAGGCACGCCGTTCCGGCTGGTCCGCCAGTCCCTTGCCCCACCTACACCCCCGTTCGGGAACCTTGCCCGGTACGCACTCGACCGCAAGCTCCTGTCGGTCAACTTGGACGGGGAGTTCCGGTACATTCGTTCGCCCAACTACACCAAGCCCCACCACCTCACCGCCACAAGTGTCTCGATCGTGGGTACCCGCCAAGACTACACCGTGGAGCCCCTGTAATGCACTACATGCTCATCGACGCGCAGGCCATTATCCACCGCTGCCACCACTCCTCCGGGCCGGACTTGCGGGCACCCGATGGGCGGCCCACTAAAGCGACCTACGGATTCATCCGCGAACTCCGCCGGCTTGTCCGGGTGTACGAGCCCACCCGGCTGCGGGTGTGCTTTGACGGACCGCGGACGGAACTGGTCCGCCGTCAGTGGTTTGCCGGGTACAAGGCGGACCGTGACCCAACCGACCCGGACATCGTGTTGGAGGTGGAGCAGATTAAACGCATCCTGACCGCCGCCCGGATTAGTTGGTGCCGGGCACCGGGGTGGGAGGCGGACGACTGTATTGCCACCATGAACCACCAAGCCCATGCCCGGCGCCAGACCGTCTTGGTCGTGTCTGCGGACAAGGACCTGAACCAACTGGTCGGGCCAAACACCCAACAACTCCTCCCCGACGGGACACTGCTGGACGTGGCGGCCGTTCAGTCGCGGTGGGGCGTACTGCCCCACAAGATCCCTGAGGTGTTGGGTCTGTGCGGGGATGCCGGGGACGGGTTCCACGGCATCCCCGGCGTGGGGGTTAAGACCGCGGCAGGATGGGTCAGTTCTTTCGGCACGGCGGGGAACGTCTGGCGGCAGCGCCGGGGCCTGTCCGCCAAGAAACGTGAGGCGGTCGAGGCGGTGGGCATACAGGGAATCGAACTCAACCTGAAACTCGGGCTGCTGCGTGGTGGGCTTGCCCTACGGGTCACGGGCAAGCCCCAGACCCGAGACATTAGTTGGAAAGATGCCTCCGGTATACTGGGGGAACTGGGGTTTGCCCGCTGGAGCTAGTCATGGAAACGGTCATCCTTATTGCCTGCGTTAAGACAAGGCCACTCACCCCTGCCCGGCGAAAGAACTATACCTGTCCGCACGGTTCCGGCTGACGTGGCAGTACGCCACGACACTCAAAGCGGACCGCACGTTCATCCTATCCGCTAAGCATGGTTTGGTCCACCCCGACACCCCCGTTGAGCCCTATAACGAAACACTCCGGGACAGCACGGCAAAGCGGCGTGCAGATTGGGCCGATAAGGTGTTGGGGCAACTGGATCAAGTAGCGCCCCCAGCAACACCCGCTTCATTTTGCTAGCCGGTCAAGCCTACATCAAGGAACTTAAAAAATCCCTGCCCTACTACACCGAGCCGTTCGCAGCCCTACCCGACGTACGGCAGGGGTACCAGCTCCAATGGATGCAGCAACAGTTGCGGCACCCCTCCCCCTCCCTCCTACAAAGGAAACCCCGTGTCTAATTACATCTTCCTGACCGTCATGCTCATCGCGTTCGCCGTCTTGTTTCACCCCCACCCCGCCCCCGCACAGGACCGGGACGCCTTGTTTGCCGCGATCTGCATGGTGGAGTCCAGCAACAACCCCAACGCACACAACCGGGGGGAGGACGCCCGCGGGATCATTCAGGTCCGGGCCATCATGGTCCGTGACGTGAACCGCATCCTCGGCAGGGACCACTACACCCACAACGACGCCTACAACCCCACCAAGGCCCGGCAGATGTGGTTCACCTACTGTCACCACTACTACCCCAACGGGACGGACGAGGAGTGGGCGCGGGCGTGGAATGGCGGCCCCCGCGGCCCCCAACGGGAAGCGACCTTGGGGTACTGGCACAAGGTGCGCCAACACCTGTGAGCCGGCGCCCCCACCCCGGACCCCCAGCCTCACCGGGTTGGGGTTCTTTTATGCCCGACACCATCCAGCAGATTAAAACCGACCTGCGCCGGCTGGCCCCCACTAAGTCCAAGGAGCTGGACCGTCTCCTCCGGCGTGCCTACGCGCTTGGCAAAGACCAAGGGGGCAACCACACCCCCGCCCCCGCAAACGCCTTAGACGCTGCGGTACGGCGCTGGGTGGCGGCTGAGTACGAGTTCCGGTGGGGGGTCCGGGCCTACCACGGCCAACGGGTCATGGAAAACTACCTCGAGGCGGAGGAGGGGATGCGCCAAGCCCTGTGCGGGGCGGGGGACTGTCCGGGGGCGGCGGCCAAACTGGGCCACACCGGGGCCAAGGCCTCGAAACCCCGGCCCAAGCGTAGGCGGGCCTAAAAGTTTTCCACATCGTATCCACAAAATAAAATAATCCAACCAAGGGGGTTGACAGGTTGGAACCACTCGCTATAGTGGGGGTGTAATCCAACTCACCCCCCACAAAGGAAACACAATGGCAAACGAGAACACCCTAGCACACGAATCCCCTTACTACTTCATCAGCACCGAGGACTTGATTCTCCACTTCCTCGACTTCCAAGCGGACATCCACAAAGGCGAGCATGATGAAGACCTGCCCAACGCCTACGCGAAATTGGGAGTAATGTTCACGGTCCTCCGCAAGCGGGGCTATGTCCTCAAGCTCAACCATGATGAAGACCTGCCCGTCCTTTATATGGAAACGCGGGACGACTCCCACATTGACGACAACCCGGATCACTAAGCACACGGGCGAACCACCTCACCACCCCCCCCCACAAAGGAACCCACCATGTCCACCACCAAGCACACTTACAAGGCCGAATACAACGGGCAAACCATAACCCGCACCACCGCCCGGACCTACACCCACGTCGTCGTCGGCCACCGGGCCACCGCAACCGAGTGGGTTAAGTTCGACAAGCCACGTCGCATCCTTGTCCCCGGTAGCCGCACACGCAAAATGACGATCGAGGGGGAGTGGCGGATCGCGGACCCCACCCCACTCGGCGAGTGGGTCGTTCTGGGTTGGTGTGTGTGCCCCGACTTGGCCACCAAGCTGGCCGCCAAGGCGGGCAAGCCCAGCAGTACCGGGTCCACGATCAAGGGGTACGATTGGCGGATCGTTAAGACCGTGATCGTCCCCGTCGAACGTGTGTGACCCACACCCAACCCCCCCCCACCCCCTACCGGGGGCCGGGTGTTTTCGTACCAACCCCCTCCCCTCACAAAGGAAACCACCATGCACAACGACCGGTACAACCAAGCGAACCTCCACAAGCAGTCACTTCAGTACGTTGGGTGGGATTACTTTGGTGACACCCACGGCGACCTCGGGCTCGTCGAGGTGCTGCGGGTCGAGCGCGAGTCCCGTATGGCCCACATCGCCCGCACTGGGTGCAAGGCCGCCAACGCCTCCGCCGGCTTCTGTGACCATTGTGGCAACCAGAACGTCCTGTACGTCCTGTACTACCACAACACGGAAACGAACGAACTGGTCCGCCTCGGCCACACCTGCGCCGGCAAGCTGGATCTGAGCGACCACGACTTCAACCCCTTCAAGCGCGCGGTCTCCGACGCCAAGTCCGCTAAGGCCGGCAAGCGGAAGGCCCTTGCGCTCCTCGAGGAACGGGGCATGGACTGGGCCGCCAAGTTTGTAAGCGCCGGGGGCGACCTAAACTTTATTCACAAGCCGTGGGGTCCCACACGCGAGCAGTGCCGGGCGCTCGCCGCCGAGGCCATTGAGCGGGCACGCGAGGTCCACGCGTGGACCAAGGGCCGGACCGACGCCGAGGTGTGGTCCGAGATCTGTTGGGCGGAGGACACCACCAACGCCCGCCACGCCAAGTGGGCGCAGGTCGCTCGGGAGTGGGCCGCCACCAACGTCCCCGGCGCCACCCCGGCCGACCTGCGGTGGTACACCGACCGCTTCGACCAATCCCTCACCACCGCCCGCGACATCGTGGGCAAACTGGTCCAGTATGGTGACCTATCCGACAAGCAATGGGCGTTCCTTGCGGACCTTGGTACGCGCCTCAGCCACCTCGACTACACCGCATTCGCCGCCGGCGTTGCCGCGTCACTGGCCGAGCGGATTGCCGAACGCGCAGCCGCCAAGCCCGCCCCCGAGGGTCGCATGGTAGTGGAAGGGGTGGTGCTGATGGTTAAGGAGTACGACTCGCAGTATGGTACGGCCCTCAAGATGCTGGTGAAGGTGGACGACGGGTACAAAGTGTTTGCCACCATCCCCGCCGCCATGCCGGTGCCCGACAAGGGGGACCGGGTACAGTTCACCGCCACCTTGGAGGTCAAGGACGACCCCACCTTCGCGGTGGGGGGCCGGCCAAGCAAGGGGAAGATCCTAGTCGAAGCCGCCGGCGTGTAAGCCACGCTCCCCAGCAGTCACACCACAAAGCACCCCACGATGGGGTGTTTTTATTTTGACAAAGGAGTTGACACCCCACTTGATACGGGGTATAGGTACACCCTTAACAACAAGACCTCCGTCGGGGATGGGGGTTGGACTAGCCGGCGGCTAGTGGCGCAAGACGCAACCAACTTCTTTCCACTCTCTTACGATAGGAGGTCCCCCGTGGCCAATGCCCTCACCGAAGTCACACCGAAACTGCTTGCCCAAGGCCTGATGGCGCTGCGCGAGCAGGCCATCATGCCCCGCCTCATCAACCGCCAGTACGAATCGCTGGCGGGCGAGAAGGGGTCCACCATTGACGTGCCCATCCCATCCGCCATCGCGGTCCAGGACGTGTCGCCCGGCGCTACCCCACCCGCCACCGCGGACGTCGGCCCCACCTCGGTGCCCATCGCCCTCGACCGGTGGAAGGAAGCCCCGTTCTTCATGACCGACAAGGACATCCTCACCGCTATGAGCGGGACCATCCCGATGCAGGCGAGCGAGGCCATCAAGGCCATTGCCAACGAAGTGGACCAGTACCTGCTCGGTCTGTACACCGGCGTCTATGGTTTCGCCGGCGCGGCCGGCACCACCCCGTTCGGATCGACCACGGCCGAGGCTACCGAGGCGCGGAAGATCCTGAACAACCAGCTTGCGCCGATGGACGACCGCCGGATGGTCATTGACCCGGACGCTGAGGCCAGTGCCCTGAACCTGCGTGCCTTCCAGGACGCCTCGTTCAGTGGTTCGGTGGCGGCCATTCTGGAGGGCCAGATCAACCGCAAGTTCGGCATGTCGTGGTTCATGGACCAGAACGTCCAGACCCACACCGCCGGCACTATCACCACGGGCCTCATCGCCAAGGCCGCCACCGCACAGGCGGTGGGGCTCAAGGCCATCGTCTGCACCACCGCAGCCTCGACGGGCGAAGCCGCCCTTGTGGTCGGTGACATTATCACCTTCGCCAGCCACTCGCAGACCTACGTTGTTACCGCCGCCGCCACCGAGGCAACGGCCGCCACCGACGTGACGGTCAACATCGAGCCCGGCCTTCAGGTTGCGTTGGCGGGCTCGGAGGCCGTCACGGTCAAGGCCTCCCACGCCGTCAACATGGCGTTCCACCGCGATGCGTTTGCGTTCGCCACCCGGCCGCTCGCGCAGAGTGTTGAAGGCCTCGGTGCCATCGTGCAGTCCGCCGTTGACCCGATCTCCGGCCTCACCCTGCGGCTGGAAATCACCCGGGAGCACAAACGCATCCGGTACAGCTACGATATCCTGTACGGTGCGGCGCTGATCCGCCCCGAACTGGCTACCCGTGTCGCCGGCTAATCCTGACGCGGCCACCGCCACTGCTTGCACCAACACGGCGGTCCCACCGGACCGCCTTGTTCTTTCTAACCCCTTATGGAGATCCGTATGGCCCGCCTCTACCCCCTCCTCGTCCTGCTGGCACTTACCTTGCTGGCCTTCCCCGTCGTGGCCCAGACCGAGCCGTCGGCCGTTGGCAGTGGTGCCCAGTACCTGACCAGCATCTCCGGCATCATCGTCCTGACGATTGGCCTCGTGTCCGTGCTGGTCCGCCTGCTGGCCCCCGTCCCCGGGATCAAGCACGTCCCGGTCTGGCTGATGGCCGTGGCGGTGAGTGTGGGGCTGACCGCCTTGGCCCACTATGTTTTCGGGACCTTGGCGGGCGACCCGCTGGACTTGTTTATCCGGGCCGTTGAGATGGCCGCCGCCGCCAGTGGGTTCCGTGAATGGATCCAGCGAATTGACGTCACCCCCGAGATGAAGGCCAAGGCCACCAAGTTGGGGGGGCTGGTACTGGCGTGTGCCCTGTTTACCGGCTGCGTGGCCAGTCCCGCCGAGCGGGCCTTTGTGGCCAGCATGGACCAGTACCACCAGACGGTCGGTGCAAGTTGGGAAGCCTACATCAACGCCGACCCGGACCTGAGTGCCGAGGAACGGGAGCGGCGCCTTAACACCCACGACCTCGCGGGCCAGAACATCCAGGCCCGCCAACAGCACCTCAACAGCAGCCCCGGCCTGTTGTCCAACTAAGCCCCGGACCTTACCACCACCCCCCCCCGGAGACTCGGCATGGAAAACTTTTCTTTTGAAGACGAGCTCGCCAAGGAACTCAAGGACCTGATTAAGGACCTTGAACCCGAAGTCCGGCCCGCGGCCGAGCGGGCCGTCCGGTATATCGGTCACTGGACCCAAGTGGGACTTGCTACCGGAGACCAAGCTCGTGCCCGTGAGAACATCCGGTTTGAGACCGCCTCGCTGGCCCAACTGGCCAGCCTAACCGCCACCCAGACCCAGCAGCGGGTCGAGGCGGCGGTCCGTAGGGTAGTCTCCAAGGCCTTGGCGGTCTTGCTGGCCGCCGCGTAACGCGATGCACCAC